AATGCGCAGCAGCAGAAAGAAACCGGTGCACCTAACCCTGCCGAATACTTCAAATAAGGAGCCAGAATAATGGCACGCTATCGTCGCGTTAATATCGACGGTCAGTCTCTGTACAAGACCGAAACCCGCGTTACTGCCGCAGCCTTGCTGCCCGGTACCGCTGCAGTCATCAATGACGACAATGAGTTTGCGCAGGCAACTGCGCTGGCTGGTCGTATCTACATCATCGATGTTGCCTATCATCAGGGTCTCAAAATCACTGAAGCAGTGCCAGCCGGCGACTCTGCAGTGGGTAACTACGTAGAAGAGGGCCGCGAGCTGGCGCTGCTGTGTGTGGCGGGGACTTATGCCAAAGACGACCCAATCAAGCTGGGTAGTAATGGGCAATTTACCAAAGCTACTGCAGACACCGATTCGGTGATTGGCTATAGCCAGGACGATGCGACCATCGCAGCCAGCACTACCGATTTCATCCGCGTGCGTATGCGCGTCGGTACCGTAGCCGCTGCAGATGCTGGCGCTTAATCAGGAGAATAATAATGTATTTTACCGCTGAATCACTGGCTACTAACCGCCGACTGCAAGGGCACTGGAGTGAGTTGTGGGCCAACCGTGACATTTATAACGCCCAGCATGACATGATGGTCAACGCGTACCGCACGCGCATGACGCATGAAATGCTGGCGGCGAATGCCATCGGTGGCTTTACACGTGAATTCTGGGCCGAAATTGACCGCCAGATTATCCAGATGCGCGATCAGGAAATTGGCATGGAAATCGTCAATGACCTGATGGGTGTGCAGACCGTGCTGCCGATCGGAAAAACTGCAAAGCTGTATAACGTCTCCGGCGATATCGCGGATGATGTGTCTATCAGCATCGATGGTCAGGCGTCTTACTCTTTCGATAATACTGAGTTTGGTTCTGATGGCGACCCGATCCCGGTATTCACTGCTGGTTACGGCGTTAACTGGCGCCATGCTGCCGGACTGAGCACTGTCGGCATCGATCTGGCTCTGGAGTCCCAGTCGGCCAAGATGCGTAAATTCCACAAGAAGCGCGTCGACTTTTACCTGAACGGCGATGCCAGCATCGTGGTTGATGGTCTGCCAGCACAAGGTATGAAAAACCACCGCAACACTCAGAAAATCAACCTGGGTAGTGGCGCTGGCGGCGCCAACATCAATCTCACCGCCGCTACACCGGCTGAGCTACTGGCATTCTTTGGCCCTACAGGTCCATTTGGCCTCACTGCCCGCCGTAACAAGGTTACAGCTTACGACAAGCTGTGGGTGAGCCCTGAAGTCTGGGCCAACATGGCTAAGCCGTATCTGGTGGATATCAACACCGGCACAAATGCGCTGCTTAGCGGAACCGTTCTGGATGCGATCAGCAAGTTTATTCCTGCTAAGTCTATCCAGATGACCTATGCACTGGAAGGTAACGAGTTCCTGGCGTACGAGCGCCGACAGGATGTGATTTCTCCTCTGGTAGGTATGGCTGTGGGCGTTGTACCGCTCCCGCGCCTGATGCCGCAGAGCAACTACAACTTCCAGATCATGTCCGCAGAAGGTTTGCAGATTAAGAAGGACGGCGAAGGTCTGTCCGGTGTGGTCTACGGCGCTAACCTGGCTTAAGGAGCAATCATGGCTGAAAAATACGAAGTGGTTAAGCCGTGGCACGGCGTTGCGCTTGGTGACGTTGTTGAGCTGGGCAAAGTTCATCCGTCGCTGAAACCGCATGTGCGCAAGCTGTCCGATAAAGCTGCTGCGGAACTGGTACCTGCAACCCCGGGCGCTGGCACTGACAACAAAGCGCGCAAAGAGGCAGTCATTGCCCGACTCGATGCGCTGGGCATTGAGCATAAAGGCAACCTGGGCCTGGAGAAGCTCACCGAATTGTTGCCGAAAGGTGAACTCGAAAAGCTTTTCCCTGCTGAATAACGGCCGCCTCTAAGGCGGTTTTTTATGCCCTCTTCGGAGGGCTTATCAGAGGCTCGCATGATTACCACAGTACAGGCCAAGGAATATCTGGAGTCAGTCGGTATCACGCTGCCTGATTTCATTCTGCAGGCTCTTTTAGAGCAGGCTGGCAGCATTCAGGAGTGTCTGGATGCGCATTACCCTCCCGCAACCGCTCTGCTAATACAGTCCTACCTGCTGGGGCTAATGGCGCTGGGGCAGGGTGACAAATACATCAGCTCTCAGACAGGGCCCAACGGCGCATCACGCTCATTTCGGTACCTGTCTTTTGCTGACCGATGGAAAGCCTCTCTGGGGCTTCTGAGGGGGCTAGATAAGTATGGATGCGCTACAAGCCTGATCCCGCCTGATCCGACTAACACCGCTTTCGCTGGCATCTGGATTGCCAGGGGTGGTTGCATGTGCAGCGGGAGTAAGTAATGGCGTGGATATCGGTTAAGAAGCGGCTGCCTGAGCCTTTTGTCAAAGTATGGGTGATGACCGACAGTGGTAAGCGCGTTACCGGATACGTCAAAAGCAACGGTGACTGGTATCTGCTGTGCCGGAAGGTTGCGGCGGAGAATCCGGAGGTGATCCGGTGGGAGGATAACGGTGTCTGAAACAGCTGCATGGAGCTATACCAATGTTGCCACTGTTTACCCGCGAGTCTACGACGACTGGAACAGCACCTGGACAACCGGAACCCCCTACCTGATTGACTGCACCTGGACGGCAAACAATGAGGTTGCGGTAGATGCCAGCGGGAAAGAGTTCACCACGAACCTGATTTTCTTCACTGAACTGAAGCGCAATGGCATCGATGCGACCATGCCGAAGCGTGACTGGTATATCGCCAGAGGTGACACAACATCTCAGGCCGATCCACTGAAAGCTGGTGCAAACATCATCAAAGCGGTGACGGAATGGGATATGTCACCATTCGGCGAGGAGCCGGACTACAAAATTCTGACGTGAGGTAATCATGCCAGTTAAAGGTATCAAGCGTGTTCAGTTAAACATGGGCAACGTGATTGGAAACATCACCGGGGCAGTGACAGAAAAGGTGATCACCGAAGTCATGATCGTCGGTTCCGGTTACGCGGCGCAAATCACCCCGATTCACACCTCCACACTGGTGAACAGCATGTATCGCGAACTGAAACCAGAGCCGGGTGGCATGACCGGGCGTGTCGGCTATACCGCGAGCTACGCGGCCTGGGTGAATGCTGCCGGTGGCACGTTAAAAGGCAAGCCCCGCCCTGATGGCAGCGGTAATTACTGGGATCCGGATGCAGAGCCTGATTTTCTGCGTAAAGGGTTTGAGCGCGACGGCATAGCCGACATCAAAGCCACCATACAACGAGGCTACAAATTATGACGCGAAGCGAGGTTTTTGATGCGTTACGCGCCTGGCTGCAGAGCCACGGTTTTGATACCGGCTACCGTGTACAGAAGCGGTTCTGGGTCGAGGTGGAAGATTCACAGAGCGAACGCTATCTCGTTATCCAGCAGCAGGGCGGTGGCGCGGCAGAAGAGGCCATCACCCGTGACTACTTCCGCTTCATCCTCCTGACCGGGCAGAACGATGCTGATGTTGATGCGGTGGAGAACACCGCCGACGCCATCCGCCAGGCCATGCTCGATGACCACCACACCGAATGCATCATCTCAATGCAGCCAGTCGGGGGCGTTCCCGCCTTCCGCACCGAAGAGGGCCGCTGCGCCTTCGAAATTAACTTCCAGACCATTATTTCCCGATAATACGGAGTAACACATATGACTTGTGAATCAGGTGCATTCACGGGGCGCGACGTCGTCGTTTATTTTGCGATTGGTTGCCCGGAGGTTCAGCCCACGCTGAGCCAGTACAAGCGCCTCGGCATGATGCGTGGCAAAACAACCGGCGTTGAGTGGGAAACCGCAGACGCCACCGCTGACCAGAGCGCGGCGTATACCCAGGAAAATCTGGTCACGTATAAAAACGTATCCTTCTCCGGTGACGGCGTAAGTCGCAAGGAAGCCATCTACGGCCAGAAGGAAATGAAGCGTCATGTTTACAACCCGCCCGGAGAAACCAGCAACCAGCCTTACGTGTGGCTGAAAATCATCTCGCCGTTCGATATCACTGAAGGCCCGTTCCTGGTAACAAGCTGGCAGGATGAATCACCGCATGATGACGTAGCCACGTGGTCGATTGAAGCCTCCAGCGCCGGGCTGGTGGATGTCCGCGACGTCGGCGCGGTCATTAACATCACTTCCCAGCCGCAGAACCGCACCATTACCACCGGCAGTACGCTGACGCTTACCACAGCGGCGACCGTGACAGATGGTTCAGCGCTGACGTATCAGTGGAAGAAGAACGGCACGGATATCAGCGGCGCCACGTCAGCTACCTACACCAAAGCCAGCGCGGTGGCGGGGGATGCCGGCTCTTACACCTGCCAGGTTTCATCGCCCACCGCCGGTACCGTCACCACGAGTCCGGCAACGGTTGTGGTCAACGCGTCTTAACTGACAGGGGCGAAAGCCCCTTTGAGGTTTTATGCAGGCAATTACCGATATCGGCCAGGCGGAGATCCGCGCCGGTGGCCGCAGAATATTCCTCAACCCTTCGTTTCTTGCGATGTCGCGCATTGGAGCACCTGAAGAGATTGTCACAGCGTTCGTGACGGTACACGGCGGACATTACCCTGAGCACCGTATCAGCGATGTTGAAGTGATGCGCAGCATCCAGGCGCGCTGTTTCGCCGACATGGTTGTTACTGCGGCGAAGGTGGTGCAGGCGGCCTGCGATGATGATCTCCGCCAGGTTATTGGCGTCTGTTCAGTAACACCGAAAGGCAAGCTATCGTATCGCCCCGGCCTGCTGCCGGTATCACACATCATCCAGCTGGCTCGCCATCTTATTCGCCATGGGGTGGTGGGTGACCAGCCGCAGGAAGCCGCCAGCAAAGGTGAGGGCGAGTACTCGGGGAAATTCGATGCCCGGTCTTTCGTTTATCTGGCGGTGGCACACCTGGGCATGAGCGAGTCCGATGCCTGGAACATGACCATGACCAGCTTTCGCGCCGCGATGAATGCAAAATACCCGCAGAAGGAAGCCGCAAAAATTCCGACCGAGCAGCATTACGATGAGGCTATGGACTGGGCAGAGAAGATGTTCGCACTCGATGCACAGCGCAACGGGCTGCATTAAATCCGGTTTAATGGCGACCGCTGCCCCATCCCTCGCGTTTCATTTTAGCTTCTATTTCTTTAGCGCGTTTAATGTTCCCTTGCTTTCGCAAGATCACGCAAAGCTGGTGTGCTGGGTGGTGACCGGGATAACAAAATTTTGAGTTTGGCGATAACTTGCCTGTTATCCTGGCATATTCATCGCACTGGTCGCGGTGCTTCCTTTTCATTGCCTCAATAACAAGCGCTGAGATGGCTATTGATTTTTCACACAGCGCTATAGTGTTCTCAAGGTTGACGGGGTTTGCTCTGAGTTTGTACTGTGCTTTTATCTCCTTAATTAGCGAAATGTGAAGATCCACAATTTGATGGCTGTTCATACCGGAGATTCGCGCAATCGCTGAAATTAGCTGTTCCATTTTAGCTTCCCTGACTGGTTTTTTTATCAGGCTACATGGTGAGTTATGCATACGCCAGTTTATGACTGGACTATGTGTATCTTCATTAACAAGCATGATTGATGTCAAAAAATCATTCCTGCCCGTTGCTCTGACGTCCTCCGCTGTTAGCATTAGAGACTACCTTTTGATGATGGGGATAAGGACGTGAAGAAATTTTTGTTTGCGGGTGTGCTCTCTCTCTTTCTACTGGGATGTGCTCAAGAACGTCCTTTGGCGTCATATGACGATATAGGGCTTTGTACGCTCAAAGGGCAGGCAATGGGCTACGGAAATACTGAAATTATGCCGAGAATACAATCGGAGTTTGCTCGCCGCGGCGAGCTTAATATAAGTAAAGCAGACTGCGATACCTATATTCAAACAGGTCAGCAGGATGCACGAGTAAAAATGAAAACCAGTGACAGCATAATTCAGCAATCACAACAATCTATGACTACGAACGCTATACAAAATCTTTGAAGTGTTTAACAGAAAGCCTCATTCAAGCCCGCTTAAAAGCGGGTTTTTTATTACCTGGAGAAAATGAAAATGTCCGAAAACGTTGGTGAGATTGTTTATATCATCCGCGCTGATACTGCACAGCTTCTTACTGCCGGTCGCAATGTCGTCGATATGACGAATGATCTCCAGAGTAATTTTGATGATACCGATGAATCAGCGGATAACCTGAATACGACACTGTCGAAACTCGCAGCAACGATCAAGTTAATCTTCGCCGCTGGGGCGTTGCGTGAGATGGCAAAAATGGTGCAGAGCTATCAGGAGATGGCCGAGCGCGTTCAGATGGCGACATCAAGTCAGGCTGAATTTGAAAGCGTTCAGAGGCGCTTACTTAATACAGCTAACGGGACTTATCGATCTTTAGCAGAGGCCCAGGAGCTTTATATTCGAAGCGCCGACGGTCTGCGCAGCATGGGTTATTCCACTGAACAGGCTATCGATGTCCAAGACTCTATGTCTTATGCTTTCGTTAAGAACGCCACCAGTGCGGACCGGGCCGAGTCAGCTATCAGTGCATTCACCAAAGCGATAAACACCGGGAAAGTTTCCGCCGATCAGTGGGAGTCCATCACTACCGCCATTCCAACCGTAATAAACGACATTGCGAGCGCCAGCGGGAGAACGGCAGGGGAAATACGTGCGCTGGGTGCAGCAGGCAAACTGACAGCTTCAGACCTTAGTGAAGGGTTGCGGCAATCTCTTGACGACAACACCGCAGCGGCGGCTGGAATGTCTAACAATCTTACCGATGCTGGCGTGAGGATGAAAACGGCCTTTACCGAAGTTTTGGTGGCAATCGAGGACCAGACAGGAGCGTTACAAACCTTTACTAACGGATTAATCACTGCCGCCGACAAAATCCTTGAGTTCGGGCGAGACTCCGAAGAAATGGCTGGCTTTATTGATACAGCAACCATCGCCGCAAAGGCTTTCGCGCTTGTGCTGGCTGGACGATATGCTGGTGCCTTAAAAGCGGGTATAGCCGGTAAAGTTCAGAATATCGTCGCAAACCGCCAGATGATTACCGCTGAAAACCAGGCTGCTCAGGCGGCTCTCTTCTCAGCAAATGCCACGCAGCGCAGATCGCTCGCTGATAAAGAGGCCGCGGTTTCTGCGCTAAACCTCGCCCAGGCTGAATATAATGTCGCAAGAGGTAGCGCGGCGGAAATGCTGGCGCTTGATAACCTCATCGCTGCAAAAACAAGGGCAACCGCAGCATCTATCGCATTGGCTGAGGCAGAGACGGCTCAGGCGGCAGCTACTGCGCGAGCCTCAGCTGCGGCAAGCGCTGCATCTGTTGGCGTTGGGCTAATGCGTGGGGCGCTCTCTCTTTTTGGCGGGCCAACTGGTGTCGCGATGATCGCGGCAGGAGCATTGCTTTACTGGTGGCAAAGCGCGAAGCAGGCTAAGGAGGAAGCGATCGCTTTCGCTGATGGTCTGGATAAACTCAATGGCTCAATGAAGTCCATGAGCAATACCCAGCTACGCGGTGCGATAGCCGATGCAAATATAGCTTTAAAAGGACAGCAAGAAGCAGTATCTGATCTGACGGGTGAAATAAAAGATCTCACTGCCAAGCGTGATGATTACATTGCAAAAGGAAAGCAATTTGGCACAACTGCGGAGCAAGGTAACGGGCTACTACAAAACGCCGCTAAGCTGACTGACCAGATCAACCAGAAGGAACGCGATCGTGCGGAAATCCAAGAGAAACTAACCCGCACCACCCAATCGCGTAATGACATGGAGTCCACGCTTAATAACAACATGCTCACCTCTATGGGTATTCATCAACAGCTAATTGAAAAAGGAACCATCCTTGAACAAGTTCAGGGGGCTGTAGCCAGAGCATTTGGAAATACCGCCGACGAAATAAATCGTGCCAATCAGGCGGGACAAAACTTCAATCCCAGGTCTTTGCAAATATCGCCACCGACAGAAGATGGTGATAAGTACATTCTCAGCTTGGAAGAGGAAAACCGACTACTTAAAATCAAGGATGAGCGCGTCAGGGCAATTACCAGAGCTGAAATAGAGCAATCAAAGAAGACCAATAACAGTAATCAGATAGAAGCTTCGAAGCGACTGGCCGGCGAAAACTACGACCTGAAACAGGCTGAAGAAGCCAGACGTAAGGCGCAGCAACAAAGCGAACAGCAAGGCAAGAGTGCAGCCTCTCAGATGGAGGCCAACAATCAAAGAATTGCTGATTATAAACAGCGTGCTGAAACGGCTTCGGCAGCAACCAGTGACCTTACCCGTGAGATGGCAATGCTTAAGGCAGAGCAATCTCTGAATAAAAGCGCTACTTCCGAGCAGGTTGCTGAGATAAGAAAATATGCCGCCGCAGAATGGGATGCAGCTAACGCTGTTAAACAGCGACAGCAGGCTGAGCAGGGGAGGAAATTTGCTGAGCAGGAAATCGCAGCCGCAAAAGTAATGCCTGATGCCGTTACAGGTGCCGCATTAGATCCGGTTGCGCAAATCAACCTGCAAGAGCAACAAAAGCTGGAAGCGCTCGCTAAATACAGAGCAATCGATGTTCAAAATGTTCAAATTTATGAAGATGCTAAAACCGCAATTCAGGAACAAGCATCTAATGCACGACGGAAGATTGCTATCGAGGAAGCCAATGCTCAGGCTGCTGCGATAGGCGCGATATTAGGCTCAGCTTCCCAGGGTTTCGAAAGCCTTTCTGCCATGATCCAAAACGCATCCGGGAGGAGTAGCAGTTCTTACATCGCTATGTTTGCTGCGGCAAAAGCATTTGCCGTTGCACAGTCAACGTTAAGCCTAAACACCGCAATTATGCAGGCCATGGCAGATCCAACAGCACTTACCCCTGCGCAAAAACTTGCGAACTATGCAGCCATCGCTTCGGCTGGAGCCTCACTTCTCTCCAATATCGCTAGCACGACCATGAGCGGTGGTCGCCGTTACGGTGGCGGCGTATCAGCGGGCAACGCCTACCGCATTAACGAGGATGGGCGCTCTGAAGTATTCCAGACAGCTGGTGGCCAGCAGATGTTTATCCCCAATAAGTCGGGGAAAGTTGTCTCTGCTGATAATGCTGGCGGGGGAAGTAACGTAACTGTGCAGCAGGTTAACCATTACCATTTCGAGGGCAGCCCGGACAGCCCGGCAACGTTAAAACAGTTCGATAAGATTGCTTATAACGCAGCCTTGCGCGCCATCAGTAATGAGCAGCGGCCTAACGGGCTTCTACGGAGAAAATAATGCCTGAAATCTTCATCTGGAAACCTCAGCGAGGCTACAGCGCCGAACGCACCCCAAACGTGGCCGTCGTGAAACTCGGCGATGGCTACGAGCAGCGCCAGAAGAAAGGCATTAACCCGCTGATGTCAAAATACTCGCTGACGTTTCGCGGCGTTAATGGATCCTGCCGTGTGAACCCGGCGAAACAGGCCGAGGCATTTCTGACAGCACGTATGGCCGTGGAGGCTTTCTACTGGACGCCATCGGATACGGGGGTACAGGCGCTGTTTGTGTGCCGCTCCTGGAGCATGACAAAAACCGGGCCGCTCTATGAACTGACGGCCACGTTTGAACAGGTACCACGATAAAGCCGAAAGGCGGGAGACAGTTATGACTTTAGAACAACGTGTTGAAGAGTTAGAGGCTATGGTTGATTCAATGAAAGCACAGATGGAAGAAGTTATTAGCGCTCACACCTGTGCTTATAATCAAATCACTGCGAAATTAGATCAAATTGCCGTAATTCAAGCTGAACGCAAGGCTTGAATAGCAAGTTTTTCAATCTCACCGATGGTTTTATTCTTTATCTCATCTGGCTCTATATCTAGGTTTACCGAATGAAATTGGTCATTAGGGCCAATCAAATTAGCTTTTAATTTAAATGTATTTCCAGCGACCGCAAAAGAAATAAAGTCAATAGCGTTTAATTTCAATTCTGACATTATTTTTCCTTTATCAGAGGTAATCAGCCATCCCCCTTCGATGGTTACGTCAGTGTCCCACCACTGACGGGCTGAGCTTACACGTTAACCAGGGTTATCAGTAAGCAACATCCTGATATTCAAACAGTAGCCACCACTTGGTGGCTTTTTTTATGGGAGTTTGCCGTGCGCGACATACCAGCCAGTATGATTATTGATAGCGTCGACGCCGGAGTAGGCGCGTTTATCGACCTGTTCGAAGCCGACCTGCAACCCTTTGGCGGAGACCTTATCCGGTTTCATTCCGGCACCAATGGATATTACGGAAATGTGATCTGGAAGGGGAATCAGTATCAGGCGTACCCGATAGCAGTGGAAGGATTCGAGTCAAAGAACGAAGGCACATATGCCCGCCCGTCAATGGCGGTGGCGAACGTTACGGGTTTACTGACGGGCATAAACCATGACTTCGACGACATGCTTGGGGTGGTGATCACCCGCCGTCAGGTTCCGGTGAAATACCTGGACGCGGTGAACTTCCCCAATGGCAACCCTGACGCAGATCCGACGCAGGAAGCGGTTTCCCGTTACGTTGTTGAGGAGATGACGGAAGAGACGTTCGAGCAGGTGACCTACACGCTGGCGACACCGATTGACTGCGACAACGCTATCATCCCGGCGCGAACCATCCTTGCCGACGTCTGCCAGTGGCAGTATCGCGGCGTCGGGTGTGGATATGACGGCCCCCCTGTTGCAGACGAGCGCGACAACCCAACCACTGACCCGGCGAAGGACAAATGCTCGCACCGACGCACCGGTTGCCGCTTCCGTTATCCACGACCGGAACCAATGCCGATCAGCAGCTTCCCCGGCTCTCAGAAGGTTTCATGATGCAGGAATTACTCGATTATGCGGCATCGTCGCAGGATGAGGTGTGCGGCTTAATTCTGGAAGGCGGGCGACTGTTCCGCTGTCGGAATGTTCACCCGGAGCCGGGAAATCACTTCCGAATCAGTGATGATGACTGGCTGGCGGCCGAGGAGGCTGGAGAGGTGACTGCGGTATTCCACTCTCACCCAATGAACAGCCCGGTTCTGTCCGGATCCGACCGTAAATGCCAGGTTGCATCGGGCCTTCCATGGGTGCTGGCCTGTAACGGGAAAATCAGAACGTTCAGGCCGTTGGATTACCTTTTGGGGAGGCGGTTCGAGCACGGAGTGACTGATTGTTACACGCTATTCCGTGATGCGTATCACCTGTGCGGCATTGAACTCCCTGACTTCGAAAGGACGAATGGCTGGTGGCTGAGAGGGGAGAATCTCTATCTGAACAACATGTCGCGCAATGGCTTCAATCAGGTATCGCCGGGAGAAGCGCTGCCAGGTGACGTAATAATCAGGCAGCCATTCGCCGGTGCCGACCCTTGCCACGCAATGATTCTGCTCGATGACAATATGGTTCTTCACCACGATTGCTCAGGGCATTTAAGCCGGAGAGAGCAAATGCGCCAGGCATACGTTAAGCAGATGCATTCCATATGGAGACATGAACAGTGCTCATCTTTAAATTTGCAGGGCATTTACGCCGACATTTCCGCAAAGTCGAGCTGAACGTTGATACCCCTGCCCAGGGCATTCGTCTTTTGCTTGCTCAGAATCATGAGTTCAAAAAAGCATTCCTGAACGCCAGAGTAAGAATGCGAGTGGCGGGTGAGGATGTTGAAACGTCTTCGGTGCAGTGGCACATGGATAGGCGCCTGAAGGATGGCTCTGTAGTGCTGTTTGTCCCGGTGGTTGAGGGGGCGGGACTTGAGACCAGTACGATAGTTCTCATTGCCTCACTGGTGCTGTCTGCCGCCTCGGTTGCTTACTCCATCTACATGTCCCGGAACATGAAAAGCAAAACTTCAGCGGAAGCGGCCGAAACAAACACCCTCACGAATAACTCGTTTACCAGTGCAGAAAACAGGGTCGGACAGGGGCATCCTGTCCCCATACTCCTCGGCGAGATGGAGGTCGGCAGCAACGTAATAAGTCTCGGGATCGACACATCTAATAATTCCGACTGGGAAGAATCAATCAGCTAAGGTGGCGCTATGTCTTCAGGTGGCGGTAAAGCATCAACCCCAAAACTACTCGACGATAACCTCAAATCAAAACAATTCTATCGGGTACTGGATCTGATATCTGAGGGGCCAATCGCGGGCCCGGTGGATCAGGAGCACCTGTCTTCATTCAAGCTGAATAAGACGCCTATCACTGACTCGAACGGCAATGTCAACGTGAACGGCATTAGTGTTGCCTGGCGACCTGGATCGGAAACTCAGGAGCCAATCAACGGCTTCTCTGCAATCGAAGCGACGACCATTGTTAACACTGAGGTCACTTACGATACCCCGCTGGTTAGAACCGTGACAGATCAGGACGTGACCCGCGTTCGTTTTAACATCGGCGTCACCGGGCTCATGGAGCAGGACTCCAAGGGTAACCAGAAAAACACCTCTGTAACGATGGTTATCGAGACCAGAACTGGCTCGTCGGGCTGGGTCATGGAGAAGACGGTGACGATTACAGGGAAAATCTCTGGCGAGTACCTTGAGGCGCACGTCATTGATGCCCCCGACACCAAACCGTTTGATATCCGCGTTCGCCGCATTACGCCTGACAGCAGCAGCGATTTGCTGTCAAACGGGACTGTTTGGAACAGCTACAGCGAGATCACCGACGACAACCTTAGCTATCCGTTCTCTGCTGTTGCCGGCTCAGTCATCGACCGTGACCAGTACACCGACACGCCGAGCCGCACATATCATCTTCGCGGGCTGATCGTTGACGTACCGGATAACTACGAGCCAGTTGCCAGAACTTACTCCGGGCTGTGGACGGGGGGCTTCAAAAAGGCATGGACTAACAACCCGGCGTGGCTGTTCCGTGAGCTGGCGAAAAACACCCGATTTGGCCTGGCGAAACGCGCCGGATACATCGATGTTGACGATGGCGCACTCTACATTCTGTCGCAATATTGCGATCAGCTTGTAGATGATGGGTATGGCGGCAAAGAGCCACGCATGACGCTCAACGCCTACATCACAGAGCAGGCGAGTGCGCGAGACATTCTCGACAAGATAGCGAGCATGTTCCGTGGCATTGCGCTGTGGGACGGCCTGCGCCTGTCCGTAATGCTGGACGCTCCACAGGATCCGATTGCGACAATCACGAACGCCAACGTTGTGAATGGCGAGTTCAAACGAAGCTCTGTAAAGCGTTCAGAGAAATACAATGCGGTTGTAGTGTCCTGGACTGACCCCGACAACGGATGGGAGCAGGTGAAAGAGTACGTTTCCGACGATGAGATGATAGCCAAAGGGAACTACAACGAAACCACTCTGGAGGCGTTTGGCTGCACCTCTCGCGGACAGGCATGGCGGGCAGGTAAATGGCTGCTGGAAACAGCAAAGCGTGAAAGCAGCAGACTGTCTTTCCAGATGGCACGCGATGCTATCCACTTCACGCCGGGTGATATCGTTGAGGTCATGGATAATGACTACGCAGGAACTCGCCTCGGGGGGAGAATTGTTTCTCATTCCGGGAGGGTGATAACGGTTGACGCGGTTGATTCCTCGGTAGTAACGGACGGCTCCACTATGTCGATTATGGGGAGGGACGGAAAGTTCTCTCGCTATGAGATTGATGGCGTTAACGGAAACAACGTCACACTCAAAAACGAACCTGAATGGGTGAGGGCGGGAACTGTATTTGCCATTTCAACCGCAAGCGTTGCGATTCGCCTTTTCCGGATACTGAGCGTTGCCGAAACGGAAAACAACTCCGTATACAGCATAACGGCCTCATTGCACGACCCCAACAAACAGGCCATCGTTGACGAGGGTGCAGTGTTTGAAGTTCCCAGCGATACGCTGAACGGCTACCGCGTGCCTAACGTGGAAAACCTGCGAATCCTGAACACAAACACCGAGACCGTCCAGGTTACAGCAACGTGGGAGACGGCAACCACTACTAAAAAGCTGGTGTTTGAGCTGTACATCTACAGTGCTGATGGGAAGCTGGTATCTCAGTACGAAACTGACCAGTTCCGGTATGAGTTTTACGGCCTTGCTGCCGGTAGCTACACGCTCGGCGTTCGTGGGCGCAATGAAAACGGGATGAAAGGCGCCGAAACTCAGGTGAGTCTTATTATAGGCGCGCCAAAGGCTCCTAACTCCGTTCAGTGGATACC